AAAACCCGCCCGTTGCGAGAACGACGTCCATAAATTAAAACGTCGAGTGGTCTGAGATGACGGATCAAATTGTCATGATCTAGATCTGCTCAAACGGCTATAGTTCCGGATCGGGATCGCGATCGCTGGTCTCAAATCAAAAAAATCAGGGCCGCGCCAATCGGCGCGGCCCTGGTCGTCATCGTGGGGTTGGGCCATCCTTGGCCCTGGTTCGCCTTACTTGGCCCAGTTCACCCAGCCCTGCTTCAGCGCGTAACCCACAAATTTCCCGCCATCGCCAGCGGTTATGTAATCGTGCTTGTGGGCAATTTCGGCGTAGGTCCGTCCAGCCTTTATCGCTGTGCACATCTGCGCATACTGGTCAATGGTATGCTCCACGCGGCCCTTAAACTCCTTGCAGCCGTCCAGGGTCAGCATACGCTTATCCACTGGCTTTTCGGCCTTGGTGTTTTCCGGCTTGGTGTTTTCCGCTTGTGCATTCTTAGCCATTGTAGTATCCTCTGTGTAAAGGTTTAAGTGTTATTCCACGCGCACCACCTTCGCCGCCCAACCCAGCCATCCAGGTCCGTCGCGGTATAGTGGCTACCGTTTTCGTAGCTTGGTTGGGCGGGTCCCCATACCTAAGCTGTAAATTCATTATACACCATCTGCCATCTTTTGCAAGCTTTATCTTTATTTATTTTTCACCCATGTTGGCACGTTCCTTGCATACATGCTCAACTACTTTAGGTTGTATCTAACAACCTAAAGTTCTACCACTTTAGGTTGTATTCCTGGCTGCTGGCCGGACAACTTAAAGTTGTAGAACCCCCCTGCCCCGATACAACCTAAACTACTACCGGAAGACCGGGGGGGTATGAACCCCAACCAAAACTTTTTTCCCACTACCCGACATCCACACATGGAGACGAAATTCAAGACATTCAGGGATTGCATATCCCCGCGTATGCGCGTATAAAGGAGTGTATGCCGTCGAAGTCCAATAAGCAGCGGAAATTCATGCGTGCAGCGGCTCACGATCCCAAATTTGCGAAACGCAATGAGATTCCTCAGGGCGTAGCGCGAGATTTCGTCAATGAAGACGCCAAACGCAGACAGCGTCTCGTCGCACAAGAGGTGAGAAAGTAAGATGCCCAGCAAAATCAACCCGTATGCCGAAAATAGCACCGGAGCAGCGATGGAGGCTTGTTACAACTCCTGCCAGACTTGTAAGTTCTCCATGGACCATCACATGATGCTCCAATGCTGTCATCCGAAGCGTGGCAAGACTATGGCGTACGACATCAACGCCTGCCGCTCCATGGATGAGAAGTACGAGAATGGCTTCATGCTGCAAGAGCAGAGTAACTACTGCGTGGAGACGAGTTGGTGGTGCAAGGAGTTCAGTGCCCAGGACATCGACAACGACCCCAGTGACTATGGTGGAGGCAACAAAGCAGCGAGTGAGCGCTATATTAAACGAATGCGTGAGCAAGCAGGGCCAGAGCCGAAGGAGACAGAGGGAGACCGTAGAGAGCGTCTTCGCAAAAAGAAAGGCCCCAACCCGAAATATGGCGGTGGATCCGTAGGAGGCGCAGCGGCAGGCGGAGGCACTTAGTGACCGACATAGCCAACTGGAGTATGCACGTCAACGGGACGAGAGCCCAAATCGCTACCTCTGACGAGCGTAACAATCCAGGAATACGTATTGCGAGCTTGCGGCGAAGACGGCGCAAAGGATACGACGATATACCGGGCAACCCCAGAGACAAGGCACGTAGAGATGTTACTCGTGGACACCGTGCGAGCCGTGGCCGCGGAAGACCTCCAGGACCACCAGGACCGCCCTAATGCCAGAAGAAATTAAAATAGTAGAGACGATGTCCACTGAGCAGTATGAAGCTCAGCAGGCATTGGAGAGTAAGCTCAACGACATTGCCACGGCTTCTACACAGTACGGTGGAGGCAAGCTACTCAAGTTCACGCGCTCTACCAAAGTAACTCGGGCAGATGTAGTTGAGTCTTTTACCAACGCTTTCCAGATGATAGGGGGAGTTGATAGACTTGCGCTGTGGGCTGACCAGAACCCAGGCGATTTCTACAAACTGTTCGGCAAACTGATGCCCCCCGCTGCGAGCGACTTACTGGACGGCCAGCGTGAGTTCGTGGTGAGGCACATCCTCCCGCCCCCTGAAATGGATACGAACCCACGCCAGACTCAGCGCACGCTGGAAGCGGAGTACACTGAGATAGATGCCTGAAGTAACAGTCCCTTATGAACCACGACCACAATTCATGCCACTCCACCTGCGAAAGCAGAGATGGGCGGTCGTGGTGGCGCATAGGCGAGCTGGTAAGACGGTGGCTACCCTCAATGACCTCGTGTCCATGGCGCTCTATACTGACAAGGAGCGAGCCAGGTATGCGTACATCGCTCCATTCTACAGCCAAGCGAAACAGATCGCTTGGGATTATCTGGTCCACTACTGCCGCGATGTTTCTGTCAAGGTTAGTATTTCAAGTCTTTCTATTGATTTATTTAACGGTGCTCGTATCACTCTATACGGTGCTGATAATCCTGACGCACTTCGCGGGGTTTACTTTGACGGCGTTGTCATTGACGAGTATGGCGACTGCAAGCCTTCGCTATGGACTGAGATTATCCGTCCGACTTTGGCAGACAGACGTGGGTGGGCTACCTTCATTGGAACTCCGAATGGGCTGAACCATTTCTACGACATTTGGGAGTTTGCCAAGGCGCATCCAAACGAATGGTTCACTTTACAACTGCCACAGAGCGAAACAGGCATTCTCGACCAAGACGAGGTCGAAGAAATGCGGACCATGATGGAGGAAGATGAGTTTGAGCAAGAAATTGAATGCTCGTTCATGGCCGCGACTCGAGGTGCGTTCTACAGCAATGAACTCAAGAAGGCACAGATTGGCTCTTACCCGGTTGACCCCAGCCGAAAATCGAACTACGTTTTTGACCTTGGCTACACGGATTCTACAGCAATATGGCGATGGACGGAATACCCGGACGCCATTGAAATAAACTTGACTTATGAACAGGATAACAGGTCGATACAGTATTATATTGATTGGCTCCACTCTCAGCGGGAAGCCGGTCTTACGATTGGAGATGTGTGGTTGCCTTTCGACGCTAAGGCCAAGACCCTCCAAACTGGTAGAAGTATCGTGGAACAATTCCTCAGTGGTGGGATACGGCCTAAGATTGTCCCGAAACTCGATTTGCTGGACGGAATTCAAGCAGCCAGAATGCTTTTTCCAACCCTGTACTTTGACGAACAGGGCTGCAAAGATGGACTATTGGCGCTCCGTAGCTACCGGCGCATCTGGAATCCCGAGCGCAGCGAGTATGGAGCCAAGCCCGTCCACGATTGGTCCAGCAACTATGCGGATTCCTTTAGGTACCTCTGTCTTGTCGCTAAAACCAAAGAAGACAACCTCCCTGGAGAGCCAAGGCCATTTGCACGAGAAATCAACTATGGCTTCTGCTTGGATGACCTCTGGAAGACAAGAGAAGAGCATGATGGGTGGCACTGATGGCTAAGTCGCTCAAAAACCTCATAGCTCCTACGCCTCTGTGGTGTGCTGAAATCACGAACAGACTAAAGCGTTTAGAGGACATTGTGTCATTTCTGGGGGGTGCCAGTTTCGTATTCGATAATAATACAAGTTCTGGCGACCCAGGTCCAGGTAGATTTCGTCTGGACAATAGCGTAAAAGCCTTGTCAGTCGCTGCTTTTGTGAGTAACATTACCGAGGGCGGCATAGATGTTGATGACATCTACGACGGAGTAGATCCTGGTGATCAAATGATTTTTGCACAAGAAAATGATCCTAGTCGCAATTTGCACGTGACCATCACTGCTGTGGCAGATAATGGAACGTGGCACAAATTTGATTATAATGTCGACGCGTCCAACGGAGCAGAATTCCAAAATAACCGCAGTTGCTCAATCTCCATAATTAGGAACTGACATGGCTAACGAAATGATGTACGCTCAGGCCCTCCGGCAGGACCCTACTCCTCAACCCTCAATGTTGGGCACAGGATCAGCGGCTTCGGCTGCACAGGACATCAAGGATAGAGGCTACAAGCTACATGTCGCCGAATCTGAGGCGCTGGGTGAGACGCCCCAAACTTACGAAGCGTGGAAGGCGGGCCAGTAAATGTCCACTACAGAAACCAGTTCGAGAGAAATGGGACAATCGCCTGTTGAACCTCGGGTAAATGATGACAAAAACCCCGATATACAAGGCGAACTTCTTGGTGTTCCCAAGTACGATATTCAGTACTGGAAAGACCAGATAAATTTAGCCAGTAAGGAGTTACAGAAGTTCCATGAGCGTGGGCGTAAGACTCAGCGACGCTACCTCGATGACCGTGAAGCCAATGACGAGCAAAGCAGAAAATTCAACCTTTTCTGGGCTAACACGGGAGTCCTTCGGGCTGCTCTATATGCTAACCCACCCTCACCCACCGTTAAGCGCGAGTGGGACGATTTCAATGACGACGTGGGCCGAGTGGCAGCGGAAATCCTGGAACGACTACTCAAACTTGGACTCCAGCGCCCAAGAGGCGATATGGACGTCGCCTTCTCCTACGCTACCGAAGACCGCTTAATTCCCGGGCTTGGGCAGGTCTGGCTGAGGTACGACGTACAGACACAGACTAAGCAGATTCCCAACACGCCCATAGAATACGAGCAAATTACGGACGAAGAGGCCATAACGGACTACATCTATTGGGAAGACTTCCTGTGGTCTCCGTGCCGTATTTGGGAAGAGTGTCGGTGGGTTGCGCGTCAGGCGCACATGACTAAAGAGCGAGCAGTTGCACGTTTTGGCGAAGAGGTTGCCAATCGGCTAACCTACAGCGATAAGTTTGAGAATGTGGACCGAGTGGGCGCACAGGACAATACCCCTGTTCGCCGCCCTGAGGCCACGTCCAGCGTGTGGGAGATTTGGAACAAAACCACCAGGACTGTCTACTGGGTTTCCACCACTGATGTAGATCGCGTACTGGATAAGAAAGAAGACCCACTTGGTTTGGAAGGGTTCTTCCCTTGCCCGAAGCCGCTCCTTGCTACTCACAGCACGAGCAACATGACTCCGCGGCCGGATTACTACATGACCAAGGATCAGTATGAAGAAATTGACACGCTTAACACGCGAATCAACTGGCTTGTCAAAGCCTGCAAAGCTGCCGGAGTCTACGACAAGTCAGCAGAGGGCATCCAGCGCCTCTTCCAACAGGGCACCGAAAACTCGCTCATACCCGTTGATAACTGGGCTATGTTTGCAGAAAGGGGTGGTGTTCAGGGACAAATTGACTGGATACCTATTGAGCAGATTGCAGCGGTAATCACCATTCTTACTGCGAAACAGGGTGAAATGGTCCAGCAACTTTACGAGTTGACTGGTATCTCCGACATCATGCGTGGGAATACCGAAGCACGAGAGACCCTCGGTGCCCAGCAACTCAAGGCTCAGTACGGTAGTGTCCGGCTCCAGTATATCCAGGGCACCATCGCTGAGTTTGTCACAGAGGCTATGCGTATCAAGGCCGACATTATCTCCAAGCACTTTCAACCGGAGACGATTATTAAGAAAAGCCTTATACAGATGATTCCGCAGGTTGACCACCCGCTTATTCAGCCTGCTATCCAGCTTCTTAAGAATACGCCCGTCGCAGCCTACCACCTGGAGATAGAAGCGGACACCATGTCCATTCCGGACTATGCTGTGGAAAAACAGAGCCGGCTGGACTACATCACGGCTATGGGGCAACTTATCAGCCAGAGCTGGCAGGCTATTGAGGCTGCGCCAGAGATGGCCCCCCTCGTGCTACAGACTCTCCAGTGGGGTGCGGCTGGGTTTAAGAACGGCAGGTACCTGGAAGGTGTGCTGGATCAGGCTGTGGACCAGGCCATGAAGATGATGCAGAAGAAGCAGCAAGAGCCGCCTCCGCCTGACCCCGCAGTCATTGAGGCGCAGGCTGACGCGAAGCGTAAGGACCAGGAAGCCCAACAGGATGCGATGATTAAGGCGCGAGATGCCAACGCTGAGGTGCAACAGGGCAACATGGAGACGCAGAATGAAATCCAGCAGGATAATCTGGATGCTGCTAATGAGCGCCGTCTTGCTTGGCTCAAGGGGCACACTGACGCTGAAATCGCGCGCATGGTAGCGAGGGCTAGGACTGATGCGTAGGCGTTGGATTCAGAAAATTGACCCGGAAACTGGTAAAGGTCGGCTCGTTGAGGTACCCCTTAACCACTTCACGCCCCGACGTAGTCTCTCGGACACCGATGCACTTATTAGTGATAGACACTATGACGGGATGCGTGCAACGGACGGCGCTGATATCTCCACACGTGCGAAGCACAGAGAGTACATGCGCCGCAACGACCTCACTACCATCGACGACTTTAAGCAAGAATGGGCCGACGCCCCGCGTAAACGAGAACTAGCAGCTAAAAAAGGTACGCGGGAGTCTATTGAAAGAGCAATCCACCACCTAGAAGGACCAACGTAATGGGCGAGTCACTTAAAGAAAGTTTGGAGGCCGCGTTTGATGAAGATCCCAGCACTCCTGAACCCAGTCCGGTGGTGGACGAGTCTCCGCCAGTGGTGGACGAACCTGTGGTGGACGACCCCAAGCCCGCCGAAGAAGCCCCTGCCACAGAAGAGCCAGCACCCGGCGATGACCGCACCGCTATCGAAGCCTCAGCCAAAGGCGAAGGCGAAGACAAAGGCGAAGGCAAAGAAGGGGAAGAAGTTCCAGCTACCACCCCAGGATTAAGGCCTCCTTCTAGCTGGAAGCCCTCAATGCGGGATAAGTTCCTCACGTTGCCAGAGGATGTGCAACGTGAGGTTCTGCGGCGTGAGGTTGATATCTCCAAGGGTATGGAGATAGCCGCAGAGTCTCGTAAGTTCAAACAAGAATTCGACACGCACGTAGCTCCCTATGCGGCTGAGATCGCCAGCAGGGGAGTTACGGCGATGGACGCCTTCGACAATTATCTTAAGACTGCGTATGCTCTGCGCCACGCCCCTGCTCAGGAAAAGGCCGCTCTTGTAGCTGGCATGATTCAACAGTACGGTGTAGACATTGGTGCGTTAGACCAAGTTCTTACTAACCAGATTGAGAATCCCGGTGCTCCTGGTGGTGGAAATGGAGTAGACCCGAATGTCGCCGCAGCGGTGACCCAGGCCCTCCAGCCCTACCAGCAGATGTTCAGCAGCATACAGCAGCGAGAGATACGCTCTGCTGAGCAAACGCAGACGGACGTTACCTCTGAAATTGCAACGTTCAAGGCTGACGATGCAAATGAATTCTTTGAAGATGTTAAGGTCGAGATGGGCAATTTCTTGGAAGCCGCAGCAATGCGGAGCCAACCTATGACTTTACAAGATGCCTACGACCGTGCTATATTATTACGACCAGAACTAGCTGAGATCGTTGCCCAACGCAAGCTTCAAACGCAGGCGGAAGCAAAGACCTCAGCGGCGGCGGCAGCAAAGGCGAAGGCAGTAGGGATTACGGGCTCGTCACCCGACACAGGTTCGGGACGAGCACCAGCCCAAAGTCTGCGCGGAGCCATCGAAGCTGCCATCGATTCTACTGATATGTAGTCTCCCAGTTCGGGGAGACCCTAGAGCATAGACGGCCCACTTGTCGTCGCCCACTAGGGGAAAGCCGAGCAGGTTTTTAGGTTCATCCTATGGAGATTACAAATGGCATTCCCAAACGTATCCGACATCGTCACTACGACTATTGAAAGTCGTACGCGACAAATCGCGGATAACGTAACCAAGAACAACGCGCTACTCGCGCGTCTCGAGCAGAGGGGCAACGTGAAGCCCTTCGGCGGCGGTTCCGTTATCTATCAGGAGCTGAGCTTCGCCGAGAACGGCAACGCCGGTTGGTATTCGGGATACGACCTCCTGCCGGTGGCAGCGCAGGACGTGATTTCGGCAGCCGAGTACGCGATCAAGCAGCTTGCCTGCCCGGTCGTGATGTCCGGTCTCGAGATGCTCCAAAACAATGGCCGCGAGCGTATGATCGACCTGATGGAAGGTCGTATCAGCGTGGCCGAGTCCACGATGGCAAACGTCCTGGCGGACGGCGTCTATTCGGACGGCACCGGCGACGGTGGTAAGGAAATCGGTGGCCTCGATATCGCCATACCTACGGATCCCACCGTGGGCACCTATGGCGGAATCGACCGCGCTGCGTTCCCGTTCTGGCGCTCCCAGGCATTTGACTCCGCCAGCATCAACGGTGGTGCCCTCACAGCGGCCAACGTCCAGAACCTCATGAATGAGGCATGGGCGAGCCTCGTGCGTGGCAGCGACCGGCCCGACCTCATCCCCATGGACTCGACGTTCTGGAACTACTACGTTTCCAGCTTGCAGAGCCTTCAGCGCTTCAACGGCACTGAAGTCGGCAAACTGGGGTTCCCGACCATCAAGTACATGGATGCGGACTGCGTGCTGGACGGCGGCATCGGCGGGTTCTGCCCAGCCGAGACAGCGTTTATGATGAACACCAAGTACATCTTCCTGCGGCCTCACCGCGACAGGAACATGGTGCCCTTGATGCCCAGCAAACGCTACGCCATCAACCAGGACGCCGAAGTCCAGATCCTCGGCTGGGCCGGAAATCTCACTACCTCCGGTTCCGAGTTCCAGGGTCGTCTCTTCGACACAACCTAACAACTCAGGTGGTGGGTTGCTTCGGGCGGGGTAGATCCCCCGCCCATCTTTTCAGGCTCAGGAGAGTAAACTATGACTTTTCCAACTGCACGAGCCGGTTCCTTTATCGACCCCGACCCCTCACAGACCAACGACAATGCTGTGGATGACAATGGGGGTGGAGCGTGCGTAGGAATTGGCATTGGTTCCAAGCAAATTTGGGACCCTTCGGATTTGAGGGGCGGCTACCCTCAACCTTGGTCCACGCCTAATGACCTCACGAACCTCCAGCGCCGTATCGGCGAGGATGGTGCCGCAGTCGGCGGCCCCTCCATTGAGGGACAAGACGTGGAGTTTCAGCCTAACGAAATGGAGTTTGTCACAGCCGACGCACAGATTGCGCCGAATGCGATAGTGACTCCGGGCACAGGACTTAACCGAACCGGTCAAACGATCGAGGCTGGGCAGTCTGTCTGGGCCGTCATTCCGTAACATGGCTCGCGTAACCCGAGAAATCGGTCGTGTCGTCAAAGGTGGCGACACGACCGTCTATTCTATAGTGTTTGATGACGCTGACGGCAGGATTGCGTCTCTCATTATGGTTGGCAATGCTAATGAAAGATCTATCATGGGCATTGGCGGTGGAGGGGCTTCTCGTACGGATGGTTTGAAAAATGACCCCACAGTGACTATAGACTTGCTTCCAGACAATATCTTCATGATTGACGATGGTGGTGTCTGGAAGAAGCCTGTTGGTCTTAAGACTGCTATTGAGATGTTTCACGAGCAAATGGCTCCTGCAGAGATTACTCGTAGGCGTGGAGGATTAAAGCCCGCCGAACCTATCCGCTTGCCTCCTAGAGTGATAACTCCGTGACTATAGGAATTGGGTCTACTACTGTCGGTGGTGACGAAGAAGTAGATGAAGTAACTGTATCTCACGAAACAGTCGCGGGTAAAGGCAGGCTCTTGATGGTCGGCCTTGCTTTCAATAATTCCGAGGATGAAGTAGCAACTGGCGTCACTTACGACGGAGTGGCTATGGACTTCGTTATTGCTGAGATGCGGGATAATGATTCTCGTGCTGAACAGTGGAGGATGTACGACCCTCCCGTGGGTACGTTTGATGTTGTCGCTACTTTGGATGCCGTATTAGAAGCTAACAATGGCTTCGTTGTTGCGGCTATAAATTTCACAGAGGTAAACTCCGCCGACCCATTGGGTGCTTCAGCTGCTGCAGAGGCTGAGACAGATTTTGCAGAGGTTACAGTAGCTTCGGCAGTTGGCGACATTGTCCTGGATACTTTTGCAGCTGAAGATATGGGCATACCCGGACCTCCGGGTGCTGGGCAGACCGAGCAATGGAATACTGCCGCTGGTAGCGGTACTCGAGAAGAGCACGCTGCTGGCAGTACGAAAGCCGGTGCCTCTCCTAACGTCACTATGGAGTGGGATATTGCTGACCCCGATAAGTGGGTGCTGCTTGCTACGTCTATTCAGCCATCAGTAGTTCCTACTGTAGATGCTGGTGGTCCGTATACCGGCGATGTTGATGTTCCCGAATTACTCGCTGCTACAGTGACTCCGGGCACTGACCCTGCTCCTACTTTCTTGTGGTCTATTGACTCTGGTCCTGGCGGCGGGGTGTTCACACCCAGTGCCACGGTTGAAGATCCTAGCTTTGAAGCTGATGCAGTTGGCACATACACACTGAGGCTTACAGTCTCTACTGTAGATGCGCCAGATGTATTTGACACGGCGAGCTTTGAGAGTGAAAGCGCCTTTACTGCCCCGATAGTAGACGCCGGTGGTCCGTACAATGGCGACTCTGGGCAAGCTACCGCTCTCAACGCTACGGTAACTCCGGGCAGTGACCCAACTCCTGCCCTGCTGTGGACGATTGATTCAGGCGGCGCTGGTACGTTCTTACCTAGTGCGATAGTAGAAGACCCCACATTCACACCTACATTCCCGACAGTAGGTCCGTATACGCTGCGGCTCACTGTTACGCCTAGTGATGGCCCTCCCGTCTTTGATACGGCTGCTTTTGAGAGTGACCCTGTAGAGCCGATAGTAGACGCTGGTGGTCCGTATTCAGGTACGGTTGACACCCCCATCGCTCTCAATGCTACGGTGACGCCGGGCACAGATCCTGCGCCTACGCTGTTGTGGACAATTGATTCAGGCCCAGGTACAGGAGATTTCCTACCTAGTGCTACGGTAGAAGATCCTACGTTTACTCCAGATCTTACTGGCACCTACACGCTCAGGCTTACTGCTACTTCTAGTGATACTGCGCCAGTTTTTGACACCGCCAGCCTCGATAGTCAGGGGTTCGTACCTGTTTCAGCACAGAGTGTTGTGGGGATAAAGACTGATAATTTAGGTCGTCCTGTTTGCGCCTTCCTGGGTATAGGTGACCCCCTCCCCGCTGGGGCAGTACATCTGGCTGGCGATGCTCTTGCCTTTGACGGCACCTTACTCGTAGCCATTGATGACGGGGCGGCTCCCCGTACTGTGGTCAATGGTCTGCCACACACGAATAACGGCATTCGCATTGTTATAGAGGCACCGGGGGATGTAAACCTCAATGGTTGGCGTCTAAGAAGTGAGCCCCTGGCTCAGTGCATCAATGATGGTGCTCCCGGAGTTCCTTTCTACAACAAAGGCTTCGCTATTGATGGCACAGGGCTGATGTTTGTAGTGGATGGTGGACCAGCGCCCACTCCTCCACCGGCTGAGTTTTTCCCGCCTGCTTTTTCAAATCTACAGCTTTGGTTTGATGTTCAGAGTAACGATGTAACCTTTGGTCCTCTTAGCACTATCAATGGAGTGATTTCGCTAGACGGCCAAAATGTTCGTGAAATGAATAGTAGAGGTACGGGTGCTGTAGCCATGATTCAAAATGGGGGTAATCCTCCAATAATGCGTGATGATGGTAGTGGCCCTAATGGAACAAGGTTCCTTGAACACATAGGGACAAATGTGCTGATTTCCAACCCAGACCCTTCATATACTGGCGGGTTGACAGGGTATGCGTTCTATGTTGTTTGTCGCGCCAATACAATTCCACTCTCAGCCGTGAATAGAGATGCCTATAAGTGGGTTCCCACTCTTCTCTGGGGGAATAATACGGGGAATGCTTGGCAAGTAGGGTTTGGATCAACCGCCAGAGTTACTCTTAAATCCATGGTTCTAAATCAGTGGGTCTATTTGTACGGCACGATTGATAACGCCACAGATGCTTATGTGGCTAAGGCTTCTGGAGTAGCACAAATATCTGGAACTTACAACACTTACAACAATCCTTTTGTGAATGCAGATGTGCAACTTGGCGAAAGCAGCATTGATGTAGTAGAGGCAGCATCTTATGACAGAGAGTTGACTTTACTGGAGTTGACTGACTTAGAAACTTATTTTAACGATAAGTTTGGATTGTAATGACTAAGTTCATTATAGTAGGTGCTCCAGGACCAGCTACGCTGCCTCCGCCATTTATCAGCGGTTTGCAGCATTGGTGGGACTTCACTGACGCCAGCCAGGTCTTTCAGGATGTAGGAGGCACAACGCCTTCTGGAGATACTGACCCTATTTTGCGTGTGAATAACAAGGGGTACGACGGACAGCCCCTCATTGACTCTGACTCAGACCTTACCTACACAGAGAATTTACTTCCGGGCATTAACGTCGGTTCCAATGCGGGTCTGCTCCCCCTGATAACTGTGCTGAATAATGCGTTATCTACAGACGGAATAACAGTTGTTCTTATCGTACGTAGCCAGGATAGTGTTACCTCCAATCCTCTAAAGTGGGAGTTTAGTGGAGACGTTTCACAAATTCAAGCTGACATAGATGGCTCTGGCAACTGGGAAATTCAGTTTGACTTAGCAGACGAAAGAGATACTTTCAAGTCAGTAGTTACGGACGAATTGCTGTCCGTTTACGGAGCCATCAAGGGTGGTTCTTTAGACTACAAGGCTTCTGGTGCTCCTCTACAATCTGGTTCTAGCGGCTACCCTGTCACTTCTGCAGGGCTTACGATCACGGTAGGAGACCTCACTGGTGATATTGCTGAAGTCTTAATTTATGATTTTAAGCTGAGTGTATCTCAACAGGCTGCACTGGACCAGCGAAACAACACCAAATACGATGGGTTGCCTGAGTTGATTCCTTCCGGGCCGGTGCCTCCTGCCGTTGGCAATCTTCTACATTGGGTTGATGCTGCTGACGCGGGAACTGTATGGGCAGACGCTGGGGGCACCATCCCCGCGACTAACGGTGTCACCGTTGAACGAATTGATAACAAGGGTAGTCGCGGTACGCCGTTCCTGAGAGTAGGGTTCGGCGGGGTTGAATACAAGACTGGCGTTCTCAACGGTCTGAACGTCATCGAATTCACGTCAATCAGCGGGCAGCTTTCTATCATTGGCGAGACGCCAGGGCTTCCCATCAGTACAACTGGCTGCACTCTGGCAATGGTCACGCGTCGCATTTCAGCAACTCCGCCCAGTGGTACTCAGATTCTATGGCGGTGGACGCCGTTCATCGGGGTGCCCGGTCCAGGCTTGCGCCTTGGTAACTTTTTCGCTGATTTAAAGAGCGTCATTGATGGGATACCGGACGAGGTATTTGTCGCTGTGGCGGCGGTCAATACATGGTACCTCATCTACATCTCGCTTGAGCCATCCGGCTCTACCAATGATGCGAAGTTCGGCAGCCCAGGTCCTGAGATAATAACTCCGTTCGGTGACCCCACTGATATACCTGACTTTGCAGATTTTCGCTGGAGTACCGGCAGCACGCCTATGGAACATGCAGAGGCATGGTTCTGGGACCGTCCGTTAACTTTAACTGAACGAGCGGATCTTGTCACTTACGCTAACACGAAGTATGGCGTTCTACCCCACTTATAAAAGGAAAATGAAATGAGCACACCACCTACAGTTATGGATTCCCGTTTCGTTGACGAGCCGAGCGCCACTGGTGCTCAACGTTTCCGACATGATGAGCGTTTATACGCTACATTCAACACCAAGCCGGTATTCGACCAGCATTCTTCCAACGAGAAGGGCAGGCCCATCTACTTGGACAGGGACTTCATTACTATCATTGTCCCTGGCGACAAGCATTCCGTAGTCATGCGGCAGGCCCGCCCTGTGGATATTCAGCGTTTCCCGAAACAGTACGAGGCTTTCAAGTCTGGCAAGGAAGAGCAGCAGCAGGGCACTCCCTTGGGACTCATGCCTTGGATTTCCCCAGGGCGCGTGGAGGAGTACAAGTTTTTCAAGATTGTCACGGTAGAGCAACTGGCGAATGCTTCCGACGAGGGCGGCAAGAATTTCATGGGTTTCCAGGCCGACAAAGTGAAGGCCAAGGAATACATGGACGCTGCTAATCGCGGCATAGGTGTCCAGGAAATGGAGGACGAGCTTGCCAAACGTGATTTAGAGCTAGCTGCGCTGAGGTCTCAGATGGATGAGCTCATGGCGGCTAAGGATGCTCAGAAAAGTGACGACGATGTAATCGGGATCACTGTGGAGGCATAATGCCCTTTCAAATCTTACGTGATGACACGCTAATCAATATCGCCAATCGGGCGCTTGCGGCTGTCGGTTTTCCAGCTCAGACTGATGTGGCGGGGTCTAACGACCCCGCCGTTCAGCAAATGGTGCAATCTGTGAACCAGGCAGGTACGGATCTGCTTGGTATGCACGATTGGCAGCAGATGTTGAAGACATTTGAGGTGTCCATTATTGCAGATTTCCCAGGGCAGAGCAGTAAGTTCGTAGACTTGCCCGAAGATTTCTTGATGTTTAAGGACCAGAGCCAATGGAACGTATCACAACAGCTCCCTATGATTGGCCCCGTTCTGTCACAGGATTGGCAGCGCGTCACCGTTCGGACAGCCGACTTTGTTACGAGGTTGCTCTGGCGTGTGAGAGACAACCAGTGGGAGATAAAGAGCCCACCGGAAGATTCACAAGATCTGAGCATGGAGTACATCAGCCAAGGCTACATACAAGATCAAGATGATGCCACGCTGTTCAAGAATTTCGCTGACAAAAACGGTGATTTGTTCTTAATCGACCAGTACCTGATCTACTATCTGGCTAAAGCGAAGTGGCTGGAGGTCAAGGGCTTTGATTCAGCCGCTGCCATGCGTGATTTCCAGGTGTCGTTTGAGCAACGGTTCACACAGGACCAGGGTGCTCCGGTGCTCAGCCTGATTAATCGCACTGGCTACCGATACCTGGATTACTGGAACATACCGGACACGAACTACGGGGTCTAATGCCACTTCAACCGATACCGAAACAGAACGTAGGCGTTGGCATGAGGTCGGCGCAGACCAATGTCGTCCAGCGAGTGACCCAAGCTGCCCCCACGAATGGGTTGGTATCGCAGAAGCCCCTTGCGAATATGTCACCTGCCGATGCCCTCCAACTGCGCAACTTCTGGGTGAAGCCATACGGACTAGAGCTCCGTCCAGGCTACCGTATACATCAAAACAAGCTTAATGACCCCGTAAATACACTTATGAGCTACGAAGCTCTGGTGCCGGGAGATAACAAGCTGTTCGCAGTGACGTTTGAGGGTATCACTGACGTGACCGATAGGCAGGATAACCCTATTCAGCCCGTACGTGATGTCACGTTTAGTGCGCAGGTTCCTGGTATCACTGACCAGTGGTCGTGGGTACAGTTCTCAACGGCAGGCGATAACTTCCTGTGTGCTGTCAATGAATTCAATGGATACTACACGTATTCTACGAGCACCGGCTGGGTTCAGCATATAGCGGGTGTAGGAGTCGGTGAGATAGATGGCACTGACCCCACCAAGTGGGATTATGTAATGTCCTGGAAACGGAGGCTGTGGTTTATTGATCGCAATAGCACGAAGGCGTGGTACCTCCCTGTTGACCAGATTGCTGGCGAGGTGCAAGAGTTTGATTTCGGTGCCTACATTCGTCAGGGCGGCACCCTCCAGCAGCTTGTATCCTGGACTCGTGATGGTGGCGACGGCCTTGATGACTTCCTTATCGTTATTGGTTCGCAAGGTGACGTCATTTCTTACCAGGGCACAGACCCGGAGAATGCTGACACATTCGCTATGGTGGGCATCTGGGACGTTGGGCGTGTACCTACTGGTCGTAGAATTGCCATGAAATCAGGTGGTGACGTTCAAGTCTTATGTGAGACTGGCGTTATTCCACTAAGCGAGCTGTTTACCGGAGCATTGAAGATTGGCTCTAGTGAGTCAATGGGGTATAATATTCAGACTATCCTGGCTCGTAAGTTAAGCGAGAATTTAGACGAGCCACAATGGGAAATTCTGTACTACCCACGTGAAGAGCAACTGATGATTAAGGAGCCGGTCACCATTAACGAGCGAGCAGCTCGTATATGGACGGCCAGTGTTCACAATAATGCTTGGTCACAGTTGGTCAATCTGCCTGTTCAGACTATGGTAGTCTTTGAAAGCACCATGTATGCTGGTGATCAAGACGGCAACGTCTACGAATTGTTCATTGGCAACAGCGATAACGTGGGCTTTGATGGTCTACCCAATGAAGACCTCATTGGCCGAATGCAGACAGGCTTCAGCAACTATGACGTGCCTGAGCTCAAGCGATGCCAGCTTGTTCAGCCTGTATTCCAGGGCAGTTCCGCCCCTGGTGTTCAGATAAAGATGTACACTGAGTGGGACTTTGATAACCTACAGGGGTCTCCTGCATTCTTTGCTCCTAACGAGGGAGCTATGTGGGATGTGGACTTCTGGGACCAAGCCTTCTGGTCTGGTTCAGGCAATACCTATGAGGCTTGGGCAGGGTCGGGATGCCTTGGTAGGTTCCTGTCTCTGTACATGACAGTTCGTGGTCCGGCACGTCTAGTATTCACACACTGGACGCTGTCGTTTGAGATAGGAGGCCTGATGTGATTGTCACTAACGGCACTCCCTTCTTGCACAAGTGGCTCAATGAACGAGTCAGTGTGTCATACTCTACAGACTTCCGTGCAATAGGTTGGGCTGAGTATGGTGTGTTGAAGGCCGTCGTAGGGTATACTGACGCCAATGGGAAGACAGCACAGATACACGTAGCCGCAGAAGGTAAGAACTGGATGCGCCGTGAGTTCTTGTGGTACACTTTCTACTACCCCTTTGTTCAGCTTGAGCTGAACTGGCTGATTGGAGTGGTCAACGCGAATAACGCCACCGCCCTCAAGATGGACACTAACATAGGGTTCAAAGAGTTCTGCCGTATACCAGACGGCTACGCTGATGGGGAAGATCTTATTATGCTGCGCCTCCACCGGGAAAGTCCCCGAGTGCAGAGATGGCTCAGCTTAGGAGAACGATATGGGAAAGGCGTCACCGCCGCCACCGCCTGATTACGCGGGAGCAGCAGAGGCAACTGCTGAATCTAGCAGAATAGCTACGAATCAGCAAATGTACTTCAACCGTCCGGAGGTTCAAACTCCGTTCGGAAGTGAGTCGTGGAGTTACAGCCCTGTCACTGACCCTGTAACGGGCGAACAGTACACTACCGCTCAGCAGACTACTACTCTTGCACCAGAGGCACAGGAGGCACTGAGTAGTCAGCTCCGTATACAGTCGGCTCGCAGCGGCTTTGCTGAGGATATGATCGGCCGTGTGGAAGGCGGGTATACAGAAGACCCAAACTTTGACCAGTTCGGGGAGTACACTGGTGCTGCGACTGACGCCAATCAAATACGAGAAGACGCGTTTGGTCGTATGCAGAGTCTGTATGCCCCTCAGCGTGAACAAGACCGCAGCAGGCTGGAGACTCAGCTTAGCAACCAGGGCATCCAGCGAGGTACGAGTGCGTGGGATAACGCCATGCGTTCCATGGGCGATAACGAGATGCGCCAGGACTTGCAGATGATGCAAGGGTCCATGGGCGAGGCTCAGGCCATGCAAGGTATGGACCAGAGTGCTGCCAATTACGCGAACAACCTGCGCCAGATGCAGATAGCCGAGATGCTTCAGCAACGCCAGACGCCGCTCAATGAGCTGAATGCTCTGCTTACTGGGCAGCAAGTCAGCGCTCCTCAGATGCCTGGGTTCCAGGCGGCTGGTCGTGCAGAGACTACGGACTACAGTGGTGCCATGAAGAACCAGACCGACTACGAAATGGACATCTTTAACGCTGAGCAGGCCAGCAAGGACGCCCTCATGTCTGGTGCCATGAACATGGGCAGTAGCATGATGATGTGCGATCTGCGTGTTAAGCGCAATCTGGAGCACATAGGCTACTACGAAGATGATATCCCGCAGTACGCCTTCCAGTACCTATGGTCTGACGAGTGGTTTGTCGGCCCCATCGCTCAGGAAGTGGAGCAGGTACACCCAGAACTTGTGTTTGATCACAATGGTATCAAGCACGTAGACATGAGAGGACTCGGCCATGCCGCAAATTGACCCAAGAATGTTAGCTCAGGCCCAGGCCCTCAGGGGACCGCAGGGCGGGAACCCCTATATGCCGAATGCAAATCCTGCATCTATAGGGGCGACACCTCCTATGGCTCCGGCACAACCTGTCGCCCCTCAGGGTCCACCTCCTCAGAGTGGCCTTGGCCTCCCTGGGCAGGGCGGGATAAACGCAGGCATCCCTACGCAGCTTCAGCCAGGAGCGTCTAACCTCGTGGCAGGTATGCCTCAGGCACAGGAACGCTTCAGCCAAGGCCAACGTCAGGGAGTACAGGCTGATACACTGAGGCAGAGTGCTTCAGATCCAGCTATGGGCAAGATGGTCGGCAACGTGTATGTTCCTGCCTCTATAACTCAGCACGGTGCTAAGCTCATGGAAGCTTATGTTGTCCGCCAAAAAGAGAAGGAACAGAAGGAAGAGCGCAGGGGTGCCAGTGAGGAAATGTCCATGCTGCGGTCTGGCTTCCTGGAGTCTTTGAAAGGAGGCGCTGGTAGCGACGAGGACGAAATCTAATGGCTGGACTAAATAAAAGCGAAATGGCGCAAATCGATGCGATGGCTGCGGCTGCGGGGAAGCCAAACATCAACTTGATGGCAGGCATGATTGCCGGCGACCCTCAAGCAGCCAACATGTCCTCACAGTTGCAGGCTCAAGCATCCCGTGCTGGTGCTCAGAGGGTGTCTGGTCTGCAGAGCGCACTCCAGGCTAAGGCCCAGAGCCGTGATGTGGGTGCGCGTCAGACCACCCTCCAGGCTGCTCGGGTCAAGTCTACCAGGGATGCTGCTAATCTTGCACGCCAGCAGGCAGAGGCTGACTATACCCGGGATCGTAAAGATGAGGTCACCGACCTGGAATTCAAACGCCAGCAGGCTATGGACTTAGCCGAGCTTCGTAATCAGCGGATGACGGCGCAAGGTGACAGAGAAAAGGCTCGCTTGAATAGACAGGAGCGTCGGTTCCGTATGACGCACCACAAGACTCAGCAGCCGAAGGACCTTGGTCCTACTCTTTCTAAATCACTTCACGAAAAGGCCACGACAATCCGTCATATGGATGACTCGCTGACTACCTTTAGGGATGACTTTGCTGCTGATATCGGTATCATTGGCAGAGGCCAGAACATTATATCCGGTGAGTTTGGCATCTCCACTTCCAAGGCAATGGATGATCAAGCGGCATGGTGGCGTGATTACAAACGCTTCATCGAGCTAGTGGAGCGGCACGAATTCTTCGGTGCTACGCTGACCAAGGGTGAGAACATTTCTTGGAAGCAGGCTGAAATTCAAGCTGGTATGAAGCCTGCTGAGATTCGTAAGAATCTTAAGAAGCGTGGGCGAATGATGAAGGATCTTCTTGAAGAGTATGCCGAGGGCATCACCATATCCAAGAAAAACTTCAACGCCGTTAACGCTCTGGTTGGGGGCTCTCTTCCCGGCTTTAATGTACCAAAAGAATTGTATATTGAACCCTTCCCCGAACATATTCTAGAAGGTCAGGCGGGAGTCGATGAGAAGGACATCGACGAAATGACCATGGAAGAAATGCAAGAAGAAGTTAACAGGTTGAAGGAGGCCGGGGGTGGGTAGACTAGAAGACTTACAGGCTGAACTCCAGCGGAAGCAGCTTGCTGCTGAGCTCCAGGCGCTTCGTAGTGGTCGGCAGGCTACACCTACCGCGACCCCACCTGTTGGAGCGCCTAGCGGTCCAGGGATGGCTCCTCAGAGGCCTTCCCCTGCTGCCCTGTCAGGCCCGCGCCCCCCCGACAACCAGTTCCCTGTGACAGTCGGCCGAGCAGCCATGCCGCAGACTATGAATAAGCTTATAGAGGAGCGGGGCACTCCTTCACTTTATCGCGCCGCTGAACATGCTATGGGTGTGCCTGAAGCTGAACGTACAGGTGGGTTTGAAAAAGATTCTTACGGTGCTCGTGCTGATGCTCTTATAGGTAAGGGTGTCGCTGACTTAGGTCACGGTATCAAGCAGCTCACTGTCGGCCTAGACGAAGGTGACGAAGCTGATGTGCAAGCGTGGCGTGATCTCAGTGCAGGCGCAGGCATGGGCGAAGGCGAGGGTAGTTTTATCAATGCTGGTACGCTTGGAGATATCGCCGGCAACGTGGGAGCCTTGGCTGTTCCTCTAGGAGCGGCGGAGCAAGCCATCACGAAGGGCTTGACCGCCCTCCCCAAGTGGGCATCTAAAATCGGTGCTGCTATGGGAGTCGGTGGTGCTGAAGGCTTTGCCCAGCCTGTTCTAGAGGATGACTTCTTTGGCCGAGGAGCTAATACTGCTATCGGTGCGGCTCTACCCGGTGCGTTGAGCGGAACTATACAGGCCGGTCGTAAGGTAATCACTCAGCCCTTCAAGATGAGTAGAGCAGCCGAGTCACTGGAGGCTGAGGGCGCGCAGCTTACTCTAGGCCAAGGTGTTGATGAAGCCGGTATTGTGGGCAGACTGGCTAAGAACATAGAAGACAATCTGGAGGGGGTTCTACCTGGGATAGCGGGTGGTCGTAAGCGTGCTGAAAAAGAGGTAGCGGACATCCTTGCTCAGCGAGCTGTTCCACCAGGAGCACCTGCTCCTCAGCAGGCTGTGGGGTCTTCTGAATATTTCATGGAAATGGACGGCATCTTTGACACTTCATACAAACAGGTGCTGGATACCATTGATGGTAGGATTGACGTGCTGCCCATGATGAACGCCGTCACTGATGCCATAGATTCAAAAGGCATGATGGTCAACCCCTCTGTTAAGAGGTCGATGCAGCGGCAGATGTCTTCTATGCTGGACGAGGCTGGCGGAGCGGCAGGGCTGAGTGTGCAGAACGCACGTAAGTTCCAGGAGAGGATTCGTAAGCAGCTCAGTAAACTCGCCTCTGTGGAAAACGCTACTGAGAATACTACAGGTGGAATTGAGATACTGGTCAGCATCAACGAAGCAATCACTGACATCTTTGCTGACAGGCTAGGCCCGGAAATGGCAGAACAACTGAAACAGGTTGACCTCGCCTATGCTAACAAGATGCTCCTGGAAACTGCGGCAGGATTCAAACGTGCTGATCCACAACATATTTCAGTGCCAGCTTTAGAACGTGCAATGAGAGCACGAACAGGCAGGGGCAGGCGAGTACGTGGTAAGGGTCTTGGGCAGGATATCATAGACCCTGCGTTCGAAACTATGGGAGCACCGAAAGCTCCTCGTTGGGCGCGAGCATTATCAGGGGTAGGAGCCACGGTCGCAGCAGGAGTCGCTCCTATGGTAGCAGCGGTACCTCTTGGAGCTACCATGATAGGTACTCGCAGGGCTGGAGCCAAAGGTTTGTTCGGTCTGTATGCCCCACAGAGGCAACTTAAACGAGCAATGGAACAAGTGGTTGAGCCGAAGATAGGCACGGCAACTGCGACGATACACAGTAACGAGGATTAGTCATGCCACGCAACGCAGCAGGTCAGTATATTCTGCCAGTAGGGAATCCGGTAATAACGGACACCCTCATTGAGTCTGATGGCTGGGCTAACCCCACCATGGAGGACCTGGGTGCAGAAATAGAGGATTCCCTTAGTCGTGATGGCAAGGGGTCCATGAGAGCAGCCCTTGGTATCGTCGACGGCTCCCAAGCCAATCCAGGACTGCGGTTTATCGGTGAAACAGGCAGCGGTCTTTACCGCAACAGTGATGGTGAGTGGTGGCTTACGGTCAAGGGTGTCGGCAAGATACAGATTACTGAGTCTGCTGGCATAATGCTGGCAGATGCAGTCACTGTGAATGGTGACCACACGGTCAATGGAACAGGCACCTACAATGGACAGCTTCAGATTATCGGTCAAGAGGATATTGTTCAGCTAATTATCACAGCCGATGCTGGACAGACTGAAAATCTAACGGAGTGGTGGACTGCTGGCGGGGAGGTTCTTGCCTACATCACTGAAAATGGTAACTTGGCTATCCTTGGTACTGCTCCTGACATAGATGCTCAGCGATTGTTCATGGAGAACTCAGAGTTTATATCTAAGTTCACCAAGTTTACCGATGATGACACCGGCAGTTTTGTTGATGTTCAACACGATATCATCAGCACCGTACCTGATCCTGATTACTTTGCTCGCTGGCGTTTCGGCCGTGATACCATCGTTGATGAACTCAGGGTGGAGGTATTGCAAGGCGACGGCAGTGAGGTATCTGCCTTCGATGTAGATACCTCTACCGCTAACAACTTCACCACAGTTGGCAGTCGTCGACGTACTGGTGGTCAGACAGAAAACATGCACGAGTGGCGGGATGAAGCTGGTGCAGTCATGGCCGCTATTGACAAGGATGGCAACTTCATCGGTGGACCAGGAGGTACCGGAGAGGGTGGACAGACTCCCGACAACACCGGCAATGTTCCGGTCGGTGCCATCATGCAATGGCCCCTCGCCCCTCCGTTAGCTGGAGTGGAGTGGTTAGTTTGTGATGGTACTAGCCATCTTGTTGCCGACTTTCCCGACCTCCATGCTTATCTGGGATACAGCTATGGTGGAGCAGGACTCAACTTTAACGTACCTGACTATCGTGGTAACTTCCTACGTACTCAGGACCAGGGCGCAGGCGTAGATCCACAAGCAGGCATTCGTACTGACCGAGGCGACGGCACTACGGGTGATAACCCTGGTACGAGACAGGCTGAAGATGTTCTTGCTAGTGCTATCGGCGCCCATACTCATTTATACTTGGGGGTCGTGGGAGGTGGAGGGTTGTCTGGTGGTGGAGGTTTCAACGGAGTAATGAAACCTACTGGTCCAGCAGTCGGCGGTGGCACTGGAATTGAGACGCGCCCCGTCAACGTCTACACAGTGACAGCAATCAAGGCAGTCTAATGGCTAGAGAAGAAGATGACCTAGACTGGGAGTGGTTCAATGAACGCTACAATGAGCGGTATCCAGAGACAGGTGTGCAGTTCAACCCTGATTCAATAAACTATGATATGGGAGATGCTTCTGCTGGTCGTGCGGCATACAGAAATGCTGGGCAATGGGGTGATCCTGAGTACCCTTGGAGGGAACAAAGGCCCCGCGCTGAGTATGGAGCGGAGTTAAGGAGACAGCAGAAGCTGGCTGACGAACTTCGTACCGGCATCGATGCCTATCTTCCGGGAGGAGGGTTTGCAACTGAGGAAAACACTAGGTGAAGTGGAACGGCACGGCCTCAGCTATCACTGCCATAGCTGGAATCGTGGCGCTGGCATTCGGCGCATGGTTCACTGTCACAGGGGCCATTGCCGGCGAAGCAGAGAAACTCAACACGCGCATAGATAGTGTCCAGCTTCAAGCTCAGGTAGAGGACGTTGACTTTGCTATCTACCAAGTCACACACAAGATGGATGTTATAGAGGGGCGTATTCTCAATGGGGAGGGATACGCCAACGACGCCACCATATTGAAACAACTGCAACGTCAACTTGATGTTCTGTTACGCCGTCAGAACTTGGTACTCCAAAGAATTGAAAGTACGCTTAAATAGATTCCTGCAGAATAACGAGTGCAGCCTCGGCGCCCTCGTAGCAGAGGGCTTCCGTGCCTATACGATGGAGCCTCCCTGGAAAAACAACAAGCCTAATGAGTCTTGCATACCACCTGGAGAATACGAGTGCTTTTGGCATCGTTCCCCTAAGTACGGTTGGGTCTACCTCGTATCTGGCGTGCCCAAACGAAGCCATATACTTATTCATCCCGGCAACATCCCCAGACATACCAGGGGGTGCCTCTTGCCCGGGAATAAAGTGGGAGCTCTGTCTGGTTTCACCGCTGTTCTAAACAGTCGCACGACAACCCGCAAGTTCTTTAAACATCTAGGAAAGCAACCGTTCTTATTGGAGGTGGCGTAGTGGATATCATACTAGGGTTACTGACAGGCGGAGCCACTGGTTTGATTGGTACTGTCATTAGCGGTGGTCTGAAATACTTCAACATGAAGCAGGAGCAAAGCCATGAACTCAAGGTCATGGACATGGAACTCAGGCACATGGATAAGGAAGCCGAAGTTGCTCTCGCTATCGAAGAGAAAAAGCAGGAGGGGAAGGAGGCAGAGGCAGCGTGGCGTGGTCTGGAAGCCAGCTATCGAGAAGCAGGCCAACGGTGGAGCACCGGGGACAGCGGTTGGATAGTCGCCGTAGATGTGGTGCGTGGGCTGATGCGCCCCCTCTTGACCCTGGCATTGGTCGTGTTGATGGGGGTTATTTACTTCACACTCGGGCCTGACAAGCCCACCATGCAAGAGCAGATAGTCGCCACCGTTTTATATCTAGCGACGTCCGCTGTCCTGTGGTGGTTCGGTAGCCGCATGGCTGATGGCAAAAAGAAGTAAAACGACGCCCTGTACGCCCCCCTGAGCGTTCTTCGGGGGGGTACCAGGGGCATAGGTAGGGGTGCTAAGTGTGAACGGCACAGGCTGTCTGAGTAAATTCCCCAATTAAAACAAAGGGTTACAGGCGTAGACTACGCAGAAGGTAGTCTTCTGCATAGTATTCTATTATTGCTGCTTCTAACTCCGGAGTGCGGTGCTGCTCAAACCTATCCTCCCATGCGGCGTTCCTCCACGGCAAAGGATAGGGCAGGCCGAGTTTCCTGGTGAACTTTTCCATGCCATCCTCGGCACTTAGATCTCCATAAATGTCAGGGCGCACGCCTTCTAAGAACCATGACTGTCTAGCAAAGTGCCCATCTTCCATACCTATGCACTCCATAGGGTGTGGGACATTGTTGATGTTTGCATCTGTCAACCAGCCTGAAAAGTTGTACGCTGACTTGAACTTTTCTATGGGGTCACGCAGCATAGTCACCACAGTCAGATCTAATAGCTCCGGGTTTGTTTTGAAGTTTGCGTGGTGTGCTCCACGTTCTACCAATGCGTGAGCTAAAGACATGGAAGCACACTTAGGTATGAAAATAAAACAGAACGCATAATTCACCACGCACGGTCCTTGTATAGTATTCATGGAGTAGTGAGGCGCTCGCTTACTTTGGACTCGCTGGTACGCCCGTTGACGTACTCAACATCCACGACGTCACCAGTCTCCAGAGCATCCCAGTGTTCGATGATATGCTTGTGAGCTTCGGGCAGGGTGGTCGCCCCACCGGGCCATTCGTAAGGGTCGCAGCATGAGTGCCCGCTACCTCCCGCAAGGTTAATCATTTGTATGTACTGTCGTTGACTCATATAATCAACACCGTATCCAGCACGAGCAAGAAGGTAGCGTTCTTCCTCAGTAGTGGAGGTCAGGCGTATGCACATGACGGGCATGAACGTACCTTCGTCTCTTATTTCGAACAGTTTTACTTCCACGTTTTCTTTCTCCACTTAACGTACCACAGAATTATATCTGTGGCGAACATCATGCAGACACCGGCGGCAAGGAGTATTCCTCCGGCATACATAGACCAGATAAGCTCCAACCACGTCCCTGTTAATATGAAAAGTGCCCCAACCGTCCCGGATAACCACGCGTGACGGTTAAGAAATACCCCGTGATCTAGTAGGTCAGATAATTTTTGTCGTTGCCATTCTTTCATAATATAAGCCGGATGAGCATGTCAACGGGTCCGGCAACTCCGCCACAGAGGTAGGACGCTTGTGGCGTCCCTTCGCCCATGCCCTAGGACGAATGCTTACGAGTACCAGAACCTGCCGGGGTCATTGACCACGGTGCTTGGGTCCTCGTGTCTGTTGAATCTACGGTTTTCCTTTCCGCCTACTAGGGGGATGCACTCCACCTCACGCGTCATGCGCTCAGCCATACCCTTCCAGTAGGCGGCTTCCTGCTTCGCGCCGTAGAGTCGGCCAGCGTGGGCAACCCTTTCGTGAAGGGCCTTACGAGCAGCCGTAAGAGAGCTCTGGTATTGGGTGTGCTGGTAGATCCCAGTCACTGCGCTGGAGACTACCAGCGTCATCACTATAATAGTTTTCATAAGTCACCTCTGTGTTAGTCTTGGTCAACATATCCTTTGCCTCGTGGCACCCCACTATCGGGGTTCATGTACCTGTTCATAGCATTCACACTTTCCAGGGCATCCCTGGCTTCAGCATGTTCCTGCGCCAGCACGTCCCCTGTCTTTTCTACAGGTATTTCTGTGTGCTGTTCGAGCTCATGCTCAATTAGTTTGTCAATGAAATGCTTCGCCTTACGCAGGTCTTCCACCCCATTCTTCTTACGCCAGCGCATCATATATTTGATAACCTGGGCTTCCATGTACGGGATGTCGTGCATTAGGACGAAGTCCCAATGCTCAATGCGCTCCCCTTTATAGTGAGCGCCGCCTTCTTGTTTGTCGTTAGCTGCCATTCTGCCTCCGTGTTAACCATGTGACGCAAGCGTGCCTCCAATCAGGAGCATCGATGTAGTTTGCCAAGTCAATTGCTATTGGCAGATCTCTTTCCTTATATGCCTGGAAGCTTTGCCACATAGGGTATGCTACACCAGATAAAAAAGAAGAGCCAGTATTATCGTGCGGCTTGTCTAGCCACCCCTTCAGCTCGTCATCAAAGACAGCGTAGTCTCCTTGGAATAAGAGGGGGCCGGGGGATATAGCCTCCCCTAGATAGTGGTTGATTGACCGCGGGTTCCCCCACAATTCTTCAAACCGGGGCATTCCTGGATAAACGTGGAAGTTATTACTGAATTGATATAATTTACCGACTAGCTTTCTTAGCGAACAGGCTATATACTCCTGCAGAAAACTAAAGTGAACGACATTGGCCCCATAGCATCCCCAGATGGCATCGTTGCTCCGACACGTGATAGTCAGGTCTACGTAGTCTTGTCGAATGTTTACATACAACTGAGTGTTGCATGGTAGATCTTTAGAGTCTGTTCCCAAGTCCACGAGAGGGTCCCACATAGTGATGACCGCTCTCCTACTATCTGGGTGCTCCTCTAACAGATGTACGACCTTGTGTACTTGGTCTTCGTTCCAATGCTGACGCCATCTGTACCCGTATGCTCCTTGTAGAGTTTCACCGTCATCACTAAACTCACGCATACGGGGGAGCAGATACTCCACGTACTCTAGATCTCTGCGTCCCGCCAGCATCCACATAGACTCAAAGAAATGGAAGAAAGGGTTGGCATCACGTTGTTCAGAAAACAGTACACGTTCACGGGGATTATGATAAACATTAACCACGGGATAAGGAGATACAATGACCTGACCATTTCTACTATCCTGTACCTCCCCTGATATCTTTAGCCACCACAGACCATCCCCGTAGTTTTCGTTGACGTTTAACCTGCTAATCGTGTGGACTGACATTGTCTACGAACTCCAGTTTGTACACGAGGGCGAACCGCTCAGCACTATCTAGGCTGCTAAAGATCTTGACCCAAGTTGGCGGTCCGTCCGGTACGTCTAGTATAGCACTGACCCGCCCATCTGCAAACAACGTTCTAGCTGTCAGGGTGCCTTCCTTGATATCGCTGTTTTGGTTTTGAGGTTCCAAGGTATGTTCTATCCCATTTGTCAAACTCACACAGGCAATTCTGGAAGTCCTGTGCATCTATCTCTGGCATTGGATTCAGAAGTCGGTCAACGGGCACCCGCGCCGCATGTAGGCGTGCCAGGAAGCCTGCCCGTGAGGGCCTGTGCGCCTCCTCGAGCCTTGCGAGACCCCGTAGGCTACCAGGGCCAGGGGTTGCCCAAGTGAAGCGGTCAGGGGCCTCTGACAGCGGGTGACCGGGGGTGTTCTTAAGGTCAGCAATGATTTGCCCAGCGAGGAAGTCCCCTAATCCTTTGGTCTGCGTTAGCCTTCTGTGAAAGTCCTCCAGTGGTACGAAGCAGGGTACCTTGAATACTGGGTCTCTGTAGACATCGTTGGCTACCCGGAAGACATAGTCCACTTTATCCATTTTCACACCGCAGGTGGTGATGAGGTATGCCCCGTTGAATATCTTTTTCTTGTCTGCTCGCAGGTCCTTGACTATCTCCGTCATGCGAATAACAGACCACTCATGGGGGAACCCAATCGCTCCAAGCGTAGACGGAAGATTAAACATACGGGCAAGGACCATCCCCGGTACCAGATTAGGCTCACGAGCATTACCATCCCGCCATTGGTCAGCAATCCAGCGTGTAACCGCATCGTTTTCTCTATGAACGTTGCAGAATCTGAAATTCTGCAATATACGGTCGCTAGTCCAAGGTTTAGGTTCACCCGCTTCTTTCTTCCGGTGAATTATCCAGCGGTGGTTTATCCAGTGTGCCATTCGTTCTGCCGGAGTGGGTGTAGGCTCTTTTCCATTGGATTCTGACATCTGTGCGCTCCTGTCCGCCCCATGCGGTCTTGGTTTGCTTCTTCACTACAGTAACGAACTTTGGAAAGTATTGCTTGAGCATATTGGCGGCATCTGCCTGCATCTCCATCGTACGATACTGACTACAGCCTCCGCTCTCATTGCTACCCCGCTGATTGTGGCACCAGTTACTGAGCATTAGATTCTCGTACCCACGAGTCAATAGACTGAGAGCCACATAGAAATCTTCCATTACAGGTAGAGTTCTAAAGTCTATGTCATGTTTGCTCAGGGTGATGGTGTCGTAACCGAGTACGCGCAATAGACGTCCGTTGTAATAGAATTGGTTCGGGTACCTATTCCCGCCCTCCCTAGCGCATACTCCAACGAGGGGATAATCCTTTAGGTGATTCTCAATGCTGTCTAACATCTGTAGTATATCAGATCCAAAGGCATCTTCAAACTTGGTTGGGTCATCAACCCTGCGCCGGAAGAAAGTCAGATCATCATCAAGCATAAGCACTGGCTCTGGGTACGCAGCAGCGATAATGAATTGCCGGGTAGGACCAATGCCCTTATGAGGGCAGGGGATGACTGTACAGCCAGCTTCGGCTGCGACGGGGCAGTAGTCAGTGTACTCAGAATTGGGAACTACAAGTGCAGTCCTTGACATCCATTGGGTAGGGATCTGTTTTAGGGTGTGTTGTTCCCCCGCCCTACCTGAAGACGGTATATAGATTTGCATGGGTCACCTCAAAAAACCCCACCCCTGAATGGGGTGGGTTCACGTCAAACCCCCAGGGAGGTGGGGGTCGATTACGCCGCTTTGTCTTCGCTTTTCTTGGCGTCGGCGGCTTTCTTCTTGGCGTCGGCAGCAGCTTTCTTCTCGGCCTTTTCCTTGTCGGCTTTGGCTTTCACTTCCACCTTGGCCTTCTGGTCGGCTTCCCATGCCTTGCGCTGCTCGGGGGTCTCGTTCACGGCAATGAAGCCGTGCTCGCTGTCCCACTTGAGGTCGGCGTACAGTACTCCGGCCTTGACAGCCGCTTCCACGGTGATGCCATTCTTGTAGTGGGCGAAGCGGTCGTAGCTCTTCGAGCCTTTCCGCTTCGGGTTGGATTCCACCCGCAGGCTGATCTTGCCGTCGGCCGGAAAGGAGGGACTTCCGCGCTGTTTGGTTTTCTTTTCGCCATCCTGCGCTTCGGTGGTGGTTGTTGCTTCGGGCATCGTGATACTCCTCGTGTGATGGTTTAAGCTGATGCATCATAATAGTACCACCTGTCGCTGTTCTATGCAAGCCTAATCTACAGTCCAGAGTGGTTCTCTAAGCCCTTTAAGAATTCTTCCTCTGTGGCATTCTTCTTATACAGCACCTTCACTACTACTTCGTCTAATGTACCTTCTGAAATGATACGGTAAAGATAAACGCTCGCGGCTTGATTACCTTGTCTCCATACTCGCTGAATGGTCTGGAGGTAGTACTCCAGATTCCATGTAATACCATAGAGAATGATGTTGCAACAGTTATCTTGTAACCCATCAATTCCATGGCCCATACTCGCAGGGTGCCCGATGAGGCCCGGAAGTGACCCTGCTGCGAATGCCTTGATATATTCATCACTTTTCTTAACACTGGTCCCTCCTCCTATAGCAGGGAACTTAAACTTTTCCTGAAGCCGTGTGCGGTCGTGGTCATACTCATATATAATAAGAGTCGGCGCGTTTATCTGCTCCAGCAAGTCAGCGGTAGCATTGAGCTTTTCATCATGAACTATATGTACCTCTTTGTCAGGGCGGTAGTCCATATAGGAGCCGTAGACTGCACCATTCGCTATCTGCCTACACTTAGTTCCAGCCGCTGCCGCATTCATAGCGGTTATAGGAGACTCCCCCAGAATACTAAAGAAGTGTTCCTCGATTTCCTTATACAGCCTCATGGCATCAGGGGGGAGCTGTACTATGATGTCCTGTACTATGAGCTCAGGCATACCCTCAATGTCAACTATGGGCTGAAAGACATACGGTCTTATGGCATCTTGGATACGCTCCACCGCAGTTTCCTGAGGTGTCCAAGTATATCCCCCATAGCCTGAGGGATAAAAGTATTTTGACCGGTAGTGGGTGATGTACCTACCAAGCGACAGACCTTCGTCCAGGATGTATATCTGCCCAAACAGGTCCATGAGACCATTAGGCGCAATGGTTCCGGTGAGTATGTAACGGCGTTTGAAATGACCGAGATGCTTTCGTAGTACCTTGGAACGAATACTCTGCGAGTTCTTAAACTTTGTGCTTTCATCAACGCACAGTATGTCTGGATTGAAAAGTCGTATCTTGTCGAGGTCACTTGCAAACCCCGATTTCTTTTTAACATAATTGAATAGCCAAGGGACTGCCTCCGGGTTTATTAAATAGATGTCTGCATCTAGGCGCAGCTTCTCCTCTTTATCCGGTCCGTGAATTACGGTCCAGGTAAGCTCTTGGAAATTGTCCCATTTCTCCACCTCTTTCGGCCAAACGCTGTAGCAGACTCTCAAGGGTGCAACCACTAGCATCTTCTTGTTGATGCCTGAGTGCTTCAGGAGCTTCAGTGTTGTAAGCATCGTAGACGTCTTCCCGCGGCCTGGCTTCATAAGAAGGCCCATACAGGCAGACGTCAGCGAAAGGCGGACCCCCTCCTCCTGAAAGTCGTGAGGCTTCCATACAGGCTTGGGTGAAGAGTAAAGCGTTGTGTTCGTCATCGAATGTTTCCACTATCTGCTGTCGCTTATGTAGTTCCCGTTGGAACCACGCCTGTTGAGGGTAGAGAGGCTTCCCTGGCTGCTTGAACTCTATCCATATCACACCCCCTGGTCTCATCACTACGAGGCGGTCAGGGCGGGACTTGTGCCCTATGACATTCATCTTAATGCAATGGTTCCCCAAGGCAGCAGACAGATGAACGTACTTATCCTCTATATCTCTTTCTAACCGAAACGGCATGGTCCTGCGTTGCTCCTTCTATAGTCACACCATTTACAGTACCATCCAGGACGGGGCGCACACTCGGTGTCAACCTCCATCATTGATACTCTGTCCATCCACTGGGACTTGAGTCCTTCAAGCTGGTCTCGTGTGACAAAGACCGGCGTTCCCCATGCACCTGGATCTTCATCTAAGTAGTAGCATTTACCTTCGGCTCTTTCAAGCTCTGGGGCTTCTGAGAGGGCGGCTATACAGTAGAGCTCTAGCTGCTTTGCGTGGTCAGGGTACCTCTTACCTGACTTGTAGTCTATGATAGTCACCCACTTCTTGTCCAGCACGTGATGGAGGTCTATGATACAGATAAGCCACCGTTCATCGTCCGCAGGGACAGGCACCCACCCTTCCATCAGCTTTACTACATGCTCCTTAGAGCCATCTTGGTACTGTTCTAGATAGGGCATGTGGGGTTTCATCCAGTCTGGCATCTCAGTTTTGCCGAGGTAAGTCTCCAGAGTTTCGTGCATCTCGTTGCCACGAGCAGCGGCAGGTGATTGTGAACGGACAACCTCCACTTTCAGGTCATACTGGAACTGCTTCTGGGCAGGGCACCGTTCGTACTTTGATAGCTTACTGTAGGACCAACTCATTTGCATTTCTCCAAGTCAAACCAATTCGGCCCTACAAAGCCCTCGCTTTGAAAGGGTACATCAAATAAATCTGCGTCCATCACATGACGTAGGTCGTCCATGTCTGCCCTCCATATTTCCATGGGTGCAGATATGTTTATCTCGTCATGCACAGTAGCAAGGAAGACGGCATCTTGATTGCGTTGTTCGTCCCATCTAATAACGCACTCTTTTGTTTGATCTGCTGCACTTCCTTGGATAAGGTAGTTAAGGAGCTTGTACTCAAAGGAGCGCATACGCCCTTTGATAAGCTTTGGAGGTTCAGTATAATAAATTCTGCCTCCCCAGGTAGTGATGGGTCTACCAGAGTGCCCTCTGCGCTTAGTATCTTTACTGAGTTGCGCGATACCCGGGAACGCTCTAAAATAGGCATCAAGAGTACGAGCAGCGCGAGCATTATCAACACCCAAACCGGAAGCCAAACCCGGAATTCCCGAACCATAGATAATTCTGAAAGCCGTAATCTTGACATGTTTCCTCGCTAGCTCTAGCTGTGACTGTGCAAGTATAATCTCCTGAGCTAGAGCATGTGGGTCCAGGCTGGGGTTCTGTATGTAAGCTTCAAGGAGTTGCCCGTCCTCGTAGTGGGCACAGATGCGTATCTCTTGACTACTAAAGTCACGCTTGAGCCACACATGCCCTTCCTCTGGCAGGAGGTACCTACGCATGAGGGGTGGGTCTGGGAGGCCAGCGGGTATTGTGATGTCATACTCGTTAGATATATTCATGAGATACGGGCGCGCCCCTGAAAGCCGTCCAGTCCTGGTACCAACAGATCCTCCGCCTAGGTCGGTACGCACTTGATTCCAGGTAGTGTGTAAGCGACCATCGGTGCTTGAATCCTGCTTCCAGGGGCGCATAAAGGTTTGAAGGCTCGTGGCTAGAGCCTGTCGGTATGATAACAGTACGACTGCCTCTGGGTCATTGCAGGCTAGCGCGATGTTATCCTTAGCTACAGATCGCCGGCCTGTAGGAGTGCGTATCCATTCTCCTATTAAACCCCCAGCGTCCAGAGCATCCGCCATGGATGCGGGGTTTCCCCAGTCAACATCCTTTTGTCCGACCTTAACTCCAAGATTATTCTCGACTTCCACCAACGCTTTTTCGTATATATCCAGGTCATGTGCAAGCCGGTTCGTGTCGCAGCGCACGCCTTTCTTTTCACTACCATAAAGGATAGGCATAAGTCGTTGTTCACGTTGATAAGCCTCAACCATACCCTGCCCTTCAATAGTAGGCATGAGGAGCTGGAATAATTCATAGGTCATGTCCACATCAGCGCAGGCATACTCGCCCACTAGCTCACCGGGAGCCAAAGATATATACGCTCCCCAGTCCTTGTTATTCGCACCATCTATGTTGCGGCGTATCCATTCCTCCAGCTTATCCTGTGCATCAGGGGCCATGTTGAGGAGACGCTCGGCATTGGGCTTGAGCTTAAGATTCGGGGAGTATGGGTCGTGGAGAAATATCAAATACATCGTATCGTGGATAAGGAGAGAATCCTTAGGCCACGGGAGGTCAAACCAATACGCTGCGACACTCAAGTCAAACTTAGAATGGTGGCAGAGTATAGGTTCACCGGAAGTTATGATGGCGGCTACCTCGGCCTTGCCACGCTCCCAGTCACAGTTATTCCCAATCGGGTGGCCCCAGCCAAGATATATGCTGGAGCCACCCTCATGTTTGAAAGCGACACCCACCGGCTTCGGTGGGTGCCAGGATGTGTTATCCCTTATGCCTTCAGTTTCAAAATCAAGAGTCCACACTACGCCCGACGTCGCCTTTTAGTGGCAACTCGAACTGATGGTTGCATGTAGTCCATCCGATGTGCCAAGCGAGCAATCTGCCGCTTACGCTTGACGATATCAGTTGGAGAGCGATGCTTCCAGTAGTGCATTCCTGCGTAGCAGGCTAGACATAGCCCACTCCCGACATACGCACGGTCGTCAAAGCAACCTTCAACGATACAGTATACCCTTTTAGACATAGTTCACCTCGTTTTCAGTATTTAGTGCTTTCGGTAGTGGCCTCCTCAGGCTCACTGTCACCCTCACTTGGAGCATCGTAAGGGGCGGTCAAAGCAGGCATCACAGCCTCCCTCTTTGCGTTAAGCGGGGTCAGGAATGCCTGCTCCACCGCGTTAACGCAATCAAAGAGTACCTTAAACTGGGTCTTCTGGTCAGGCACCACCTTGATAAGAGTTATCACGGACCACGGTGGGCGCTTAAGAGATGCTCCCACTTTGTTCACATAGTTACTCCAGTTCTTGACACTCGTGACTGGCAGCTTGATGACAGCCATTTCTGTGTCAGCCACGTTGTCCGGGTTCAGGGTATCCGTGTAAGGGAGGACAGCCAGCCGGCGAATTTCCTTACAGGCTTTTCCACGACTTCCAGGGCGGGGGTCGCTACTCCACTCGTTCTTAGGACAGCCCTTGCACTGAGTTGATAGCCTGGGTTCCCCTTCCTCACCCTCCTTGGGTACAATCATAGGAGGCCTGCCATTTTCATGAGGCCGCAGCTCCTCCTTTTCCAGTGCGATGGCAAAGCACCGGGGAAGTTCAATGTTGTCGGGGTCGAACGCCTCCTCGTACCATCTGTTTTCAAAACAGTGGTTGACAACGATGCACTTCATTTCGTTGTCAGGCATAGCATTATCTTCGTAGGTCATGATGCCCCCACGCAGACTGATCTGGCTTACCGCAGGACGTTCCTTGGCGGATACTTCCACGGCTTGGCTTGCCAACTCGTCTTCCCAGTTAGTCAGTTCTTTGCTTTCGTCTTTGCTCACGTTTTCAGTCCTCAGTAGTAAGATTCAAGTTCTCCGAGCGCCTGCTTTGCTCGTGTTATCAGGCGCATAACGTCACCTTGTCTGTCCTCCATTTGGTTGATAAACCCCGGTTGACTCGGGGGACATTCAGCCAGATTTTTAGCTTCTTCTGGCGACGGCCCCCTTGCTCTACCCAGCATTTGCTCCAAGCGATGCACAAGGTTTTCAAGATTATCCTTGTGCTCACAAGCTCCATTGTAGATCTGGTCCATGCGTGGGTTAGCAGCAGCATCTGCTCCTGCTACTTGTATTCCTCCGTTGCTCATGCTCCCTCCGGTAGCTTAGTGAGTCCTAGTTTTTCCACTGGGAAGCTGCCTACTCCTGGCACCTCCTCCCCCTCGTCCCACCGCAGCTTCACAGCGGCCACCCCGACCCTCTTTTGCATGAGGTCCCACTCATCAGTTTCTTTGATGTGGGCGTGGAGTACATCCCAGTCTTCAACTGTTGGTTCGTTGGTAACTTTTCGGGTACATAGGTGGGTTGATCCCCCCATAACTGGCGACGCACTATCTCGGAGCACCGTCAGTATTTGTTCTGCATATTCTTTTTCTTTGTCGTGTACCTTTTCCGCCTCCTTTTCCATAGCAAGACGGCGTATACGAGTCTGTTGGTACACGTCAACAAGGATCTTTAAGCTGGCAAGGTCAGTGGACATGCGTCACCTCCCACGCCCTTATCAGGTAGCCTCGGTCATTCCAATGCAATGCGATAAAGAACGATCCACCTTCTGTGAAGCCAAATTGGATAAACTTCATGTAATCACCTCTACGCTGACTGGGTGCCAGCTAAGTAATTATATGCCTGTTCGCTGTTCCAAGCAAGCCCTGAAAAGCGAAACCCCTCATGAAGAGGGGTTGCCCGACGGGAGGTGACACCGTCTAGTGAGGCGGGGAAGCGTCACTTAGACCATCATACTACCATAGAACACTTGCCAGAGCAAGCGTTCTGGCGCATAATGTAAGGCTAAGTCTGAGGTGTACACATGGCTAAAGATGGTGATCCTCCGTCATTTACGGTGATTGACGGAGGCTTAGGCCCGTCAACTCATTTCAAAGTCGCCCACGAATACCTTGCTAAACGGGGAATTGTGGGCGATATGATTGACAAATTAGGCATGGAAATCATGCCTGCCGCTAGTTGGTTCAATCAAGTCTACAATACCAAGTCTAAAGATGAGCGTATAGCCATCAAGTTTACCCACTATGACCACAGTGGTAAGGAGATAGAATGGCACAGCGTGAAGTTTGTCAAAGCAAAGAAGGCAACGGGTCCGTCGTTCAGCCAACTGGTGGAAGACTCACGTCCAACCCGCAGTTCACCGAAAGGCCAGATGATACATGGGTACCTCTGTCCACTCAACAACTGGCGGAACTTGGAAAAGGGACAGCGAGTTTATATCTGCGAGTCGGTGATAAAGGCAGCGAATGTATCCCTCTTAGGATTCCACGCTATTGGGCTGAACGGTGTAGCGGCATTTTCCTCCGCAAAAAAGAACGTGGACCTGATAAGTGAGCTCAAAGAGCTGCCTTGGGAGAAGCTCCAACTACAACCTGTCATCATGTATGACAGCGATTACGAAAAATACGACATCACCCGCGCTTACGAAACTCTTGCCAATAAGCTCAGCATTATCTGCCACTCGCCGGCTCCGGTATACCTCCCCCTCCCAAAGCAAGAAAATGACGAAGATTGGGGCTTTGATGATGCCAGGTCGGTCCTTGGGGAGGACTGGGCCAAGAAATTTCTCAACAGCGAGGGGATTCTTATTGCTTTGGACGATGTTCGCCAAGCTATGCACGATCTTAATGAGCGCGTAGCTATCGTCGAGAACATCAGCAAGGTGGTTGAACTTAGCACTGGTACCCTCATGTCTCAGGCTGAGTTTAAGGGGTTGAATTATGCCAACTGGATAAAATTCAATGCCGACGGTAAACCAATCTCCGTAGCCAAGGCTTGGATGGATTGGAAAGACCGCAACGCTGTTGAAGCCATGGATTACCTCCCAGGTGAGGAATCTATGGTTGGTCGAAAGTACAATACATGGAAGGGGATGGGGGTAGAGTCTAAGGAGGGGGACGTGGGTCCGTGGCTAGACCTCCTCAACAACAGCATCCAAGATAAGGTGGCTCGCAAGTATCTAATTCAATGGTGTGCATATACTGTTCAGAACTTGGGGGCACCTGGCATCGTCACACCTATACTTGTCGGTATTCAAGGCACAGGCAAGTCTTTGTTCGCTCTAACACTCGGAGCGGTGCATGGTGAAGACAACTTTAAGTCTATTGAGCTGCCCATGTTTCTCAACTCGTTTAACTCATATTGGGCAACGAGCACTCTTATAGCTATAGAGGAGGCACACAGCGATGTTAAGACTAGTAGAACGTTCATGTCTCGGTTCAAGATGTACAGTACGTCCGAGCACATCAGCGTCAACGCCAAGCACACCAAGGAATACAAGATCAAGAACAGTATCAACTGGCTTATCACGACCAACCATGCTGATGCCATACCTTTCGAGGGAAACGACCGGCGTTTCTTCGTCGCGCACTTTGACCCTATTGTGGATCATTATAACGACAGTCCTTACTGGAATCGTTATCTGGTTTGGCTTCGTAGTGATGGTCCTAGTGCCTTGTATCATCACCTTATGGGTGTGGACATGGAAGGCTTTGACCCATCTAAGCCTGCAATTGAAACAGCATATAAGAACGTGATGGAGACGGCGGCTATGTCCGCCCCTGAATTATTCGTAAAGGACCTCCAAGAAGATGCAAAGACAGTCTGGCCTGGGAAGTGTGGCCTCGTCACAGCTAAGGAACTTGCTCAAGTATTTTTTGAAGGTGACGTGCGTGACATCACAAGCGCAGCCAGAGCGATGTCTAAGTGCATGGCTAACCGAGGATTCAAGCAGGCTAACAGAGGTAAGCCAGTCAGATGGGGTGGGAAACTGGACAGGTACTGGATAATCTTTGACCATGACAAGCTGGTAGATTCCCCGCCCTCAGCCTGTAAGGAGTATCTCAGCAAATTTAAGAGTGAAAAAAGTAAAGTCGATGGCGAAAAGTATTAGGCTCTACTCAAACGGCCTATAGTGGACAAAAGAAAACCACTGTTCCGGAGGTGTAATCGTCACAGTGGTTCAAGGGGAGCGCCATCCTTGCCCTTCGTTATTAGTAGAATGAGTGGGCTGCGCTTAGTCCTCGTCGCCAATACCGAATGTCTTGTCCTGACATTTCTGGCACAAGCCGCTGATCGTGTACTCCTTGCGGCTAAGGTCATCAACAAAGTTAACGGCTGGTCCTTCGCAGCCATAGGGCTTCGGGATACAAACATCACTACGGATATATTCCCGCCGGTCAAATCCAACCATGCCCGCGTAGGTCTTTTCCATTGCTTCTGATTTCTCGCTAGGGTTCGCCATGTTACACCTCTTCAATTTGCCAAAATTCATCCATACCCTCAATTCGCGTAACGAGGTACTTACTACCTCCCGCAAATTTGATGACCCATTCGTCGGAGTTAAGTCCGTTCATGTGACACTGGAATCCCTTATCAAATGC